TTATTGCACAAGGGTTCCACCTCTTCCCATTCCGAACAGAGAAGTTAAGCCTTGTAGCGCCAATGGTACTGCGTAACAGTGGAAGAGTAGGTCGCCGCCATCTTCTTTTAGCCCTGTTGTCTTTATTGATAGCAGGGCTTTTATTTCAAGCTCTATTTTGCTCATTTTTTTCTTGTTTTGAGCTATGCGGTAAACGAAGAATCTACCGCATAGCTGATTTATCATTTATTTCTTGCCGCTTCTAAAACTGGAAGATTTGTCTCCGTTGGTATGTATATCACAGTTTTATCATTCAGATTGCTTTGTTGACGTACCCACAAATATTGGATATATGCGGGGGTAATACTTCCATTTTCAATTTTAATCGCTTCGGCAGCACCTTTAGCACGTTCGATTTCAGCTTGGGCGTTCAGCTTTTCAGCTTCCAGATTTGCTTTAGCTTCTTCAATCCTTATTTTACGGTTTTGTTCTGCTTTAGCAAATTCAGCCTTTCCAGACATTTCTTGCTGCCAAACGTTATAATAAGGGATGGTAACAAAACATCCTACAACAATTGCGACAAATACGATAGCCGCCAAAATTCCAAGTTTATTCATAATCTAATATTGGGTTTTATAAAGCCGCCCAAGGCTTATTAGTTTATTATTATTATATTTGCAAAAAAACAAATATATGTCAACAATATATCGTAATAGAACAATCCGCCCTTCAAGTAGACTTGAAACATCTGTATCTTATAAAATCAATACAGAGAAAGTCACGACAAATGATACATTGGTTATTACCATTAACCATGAAAGTGAGAATTTTAGTAAAGAATTTACTTTTTCAGGAGAGAAGGTTGCAAACCGTTCCTCAATACACTTCAGATATATTAATGGAGAAATTATTTGGTCACCAGTTCAGCCTGATTAGATTCATATCTTTGCAGACTTAAATTATTCATCATCATAATCAGTATCAAAGATACGTGCAACCATATCGACGATATTTTCTTCAATATCCTCGGTAGAACCAGTTACAGCATTAGCTATATTCTTTTTCTCCTGGATGATTCGATAAACCTTCTCATCTATCGTCCGACGGCCAAGAAAATAGTAACAGGTTACAGAATCCTTTTGCCCGATACGGTGTGCCCGGTCCTCACATTGACAGCAGTCTGCATACGTCCAGGGAAACTCAACAAAGGCTACATTGCTTGATGCTGTAAGGGTAAGACCTACACCAGCGGCTTTTATTGAGCAAATGATAATATCTGCTTTCGGGTTGTTCTGAAAAGCGTCTACGGCTCTTTGCTTCTCGTCCTGTGAGTCTCTTCCGGTAACAGATACGGCAGTGGGAAAGTAACGTTTCAGTTGATCTACAACTTCATGAAGCGAACAAAAGAGAATTATCTTCTTTCCATTCTCCCGGAAGTCTTTCACAAATTCAATCACATCACGTACTTTGCCGCGAGCGGAGATCTGCCGTAGAATATTGATACGTACCATCACTTCACCGCGCATTGCCTTAGCTATCTTATCGTCGTCAGCGTCCTTGTATTTCTGTAGATACATAATAAGGTCGCGTTCTGCATCCATATACTCTTTTCGATTTGTGATTTCGCAAGTATTCACCTGCCGTATTTTATCGGGAAGATCTGTGAGGACAAGTGACTTTTCACGACGAAACATACAGTACTTCCATAGGTTAAAATTCAATTCTCTCAAATTTGATGCTTCTCTCTGTCCGGAACAGTATCTATCAACAAATGGTTTATATCCACCGAAATCGTTCATTCGATCTAAAATAGCCAACTGCGGAATCAAATCTTTAGGCCGATTTACCACCGGTGTTCCCGTCAATTCAATAACCCATTCTTTGCCGGTACAAATACCTTTGCAAAACTTAGCCTGCTGGGTTGATGCAGATTTGCAACGATGGCTTTCATCAATGATAACAGACTTGAATAAATTGATTGAGTTTCTAAATTCCACATCTCGCAGCGTCCAGCCTTCAGCTTTCTTTATACGTTGTACAAAGTACTTCTTTAATGATTCATAGTTAACAATAAATACCTGGTGCATTCCTGTCTGAAAGAAAAAAGTCCATGTATCACGTACCTTGTCGGTTAGGATCATCGCCTTTTTATCCGTAAACTTCTCCCATTCACGTAGCCAGTTGATTTTTAATGATGAAGGGCATACAACAAGACAAGGAAAAGCGTCTGCGAGGTTAATTGTTGCTATACTCTGTAATGTCTTCCCCAAGCCTGGTTCATCGCAATTCATAAATCGTTTAAGTTGCAAACCACGTGCAATACCTTTAAGTTGATAAGGATAAGGCTGAATTTTCAAATTGTGCGGAACGGTTAAATCAGGTAATTCCGGAATATCATAAGCGATATCCTCCTCCTTTTTTTCTGTACCATTTACCCAATTGATATTCTCAAATTGCCGTATTTGATAAATCATTCTTTCAAGGTCAACTCTACTCCGAGCTGGAACTATCCAAACTTTTTTTGCACCGTCAAAACGTCTTCCGGGAATTTGTCGGACTCGATCTACAATAGAAGGTTTATACTTGAATGATAATTCAAAGTTATCTCCTTTTAATTCAATATTCATGATTTAGAGTATTTTATAGGGGGATAATTTCCCCCTATGGTGATTGTAAGTTATGCGGTTGCGTCAAGAGGTGCAGGAGCATCTATCTGTTTTTTTCTTCCTTTTTTCTTCGGCTTTTCTTCCACTATGATAGCTTCTTCTGGTTCATCGGTTTCGAAATCAAGACGTTCTTGTCTAATTCCCCATTTTTCTTCAAATAGGTAACTTTCTACTTCAGCATCACATGCAGCTGCATCAATGCTTAATTCTTCGTAGTAGAGATATTGTTCATCAAGAAGAGGGACGAAGATTTTTAGATCAACAACTTTACCGGACTGAAGAAGTTTAGACCCCATGATAGTAATTCCAGAAACACCATCGACGCTGTCATTTGCATAACCTGTAATGATATAATTTTCTAGTGTCTCTGCATAGCCCGGAGAAGAAAAGCTATCCTTGTTGATATTAGAAGCCTCTGGCTGTTCACACAATACGACGAGATGCAATCTAAGTCGAATAAACGCCTCCCTTAAATCGCTGTGAATGATCTGATCGCAGCTCTTGTTAATTACATTCGTGTAGTTTGCTTCAGAGAAGCGTTCATTATACACAACATTCAGCCGGTCTTTCTTAACGACCGCCTTTTTAATCTCATTTTTTGCTTGTTCCATAATCTTCTTTGGTTGATAAAGTGATAATACTAAATGTTGATACAACTCCCATGACGGCAGCCGTAGTTATTTCTCTTGATGTTGCATCTTCTCTTTGAGAAAAAGATAATGCTGTAAACAGGCCGACAACGGCCAGTCCGATTGTAATTTTTCTTAAAATTTTCATGATAATTACTTTTTGTTGTTATGCATTCCGGCCATTTTCATTTCCTCTTTTGCTTTACTTATCACAGTTACACACCATGATAATTGATGTGTTGCTGTCCGGTTACAACGTTCGCACCAATCGACGAGATATCGCTCCTCCCGGCATAAAGAACTAATTAGGGCATTTATCGCTGTTGCTGTCGCTTTCGCATTTTTAGCTGTATCAACGAGTGTTTGCATGACCTCGGACTTCATTGTCTCATTAAGCCAGTATTTCGAGTCTGCAAGCAGTTTGCCGGAGCGAGCAACATATACAGCCAGGTCATTGCCACGCTGTACGGCTTCTTCAGCATTTTCGCTCATTGTGATATTGAGAAAAGAATCAATATTTTGTAATTCAGCCAAAATTTGTTCTTTTGGAGTGATTAGTAAGTTCATATTGTTTTCACTTAAAATATATTTAAACCATTAGTTGCCACCATTTAAAAGCAAGGTCCTCGTATTTCTCTTTCCCCTTGATATACGTAGGGTGGTTACGGTCGGTGATAAAATGCTTGAAGATTTTACAGTTCTTTTTTGAGATTGCGTAGATGAAATCTCTATTGCTCCCTGCAATATCCATATACCAGGCACGGGAACGGTCCCAGTCGAAAAAGTCGATAGCTTCATCAAATTGCGCCTGTGACTCTGCAAAAGTCGTTTTTAAATCACCTCCAAAATTGTAAGCAGACAACCACCAATCCCATTTACATCGTGTATCAAGATGGTAGGCAAAATTTCCATAATAGAACTCCTGCTGCTTATTTACCATGAACTTCTGTGTATCAGATTGCGCCAACACGACAGCCAGGAATTGATCTTTCTCCGCCTCTTTCCGGAGCGCCTTACGCATTTCAAGCCCTAGCTCAAATTCTTCTGTCGTATACAAGTAATCGTCTACCATCAGCTTGTCATACCGGACACGGTCATTCTCTGTGATAAGAGCATCTACGAGAGTACCGAACTTGAAAGCCTTTTCTTTATCCCCGTATTGAACACGGGGATAAAGATAGTTTTTAAGCTCTGTCAGATCTGAATTACTGACTTCCGAACGTGAATAGTATGAATCGGGATTTGACATAACTATTTAGCTTTCACATCTGCTTCGTAGCTGATGAATTGTGATTCAATATGTGTCTGATCTTTACTGTTTGCTTTCTTCTCGCAGTATGTAGTCATCTTTTTAAAGATCTTCTCTAACTCATCAAAAGGAAGAGTCTGCCCCTCGCCTATCCACCACATCTGAAATATTTCCAGGTATCCTTGCTGATGAAGAACAACAATCTTTTCTTTTACCTTAGCGTTTGTCGGTGGAGGTGCAACAGATGCAGCAGCACCAGCAAAAAGATTACCGATTGAGCTTTGTTGCGTTTTCATTGCAACCTCCTGCCTATCTGCTTCTTCCTTTCTCTTTAACTCTTGTAATTGTTTGGCTGCCTCTTCTGCTTCTCGTTGTTTGCGCAATTCTTCTGCTTTTGCGGCTTCTTCTGCATTTGCCAAGCGAAGCTGTTCCAGTTCAGCCAACTCTTTACGCTTAGACGGAATACGGTCGATAAGATCTTGTTTAACACTTGAAATTTTAGCCTTATACTGTTGAGCATATTGCTCATATTTACCCAGCAATGTATTTTTGCGAATCTCTGCTTTTATCTCCTTATTGATATAATAGGTAGCATATTCAGCAGTGAATTTATCAAAATGAGCTTTCGGGTAATCAGTTTGGAAAACAGTTATACCGATTACTTCTCTATCAAAGTTTACATAAGTCAATCCCGAAAAAATATTCTGCAGCTCGGTTACCTTAGAAGATAGATATGAACTGAAATAAGAAAGAAGTCCATTTTCTATTGCTTGTTGATAGCTTACCTTTTCATTATTGATTAATACTCTTTGCTCGGCTTCTTTCTTTCTCTTCTGCTCTTCTTCATATTTGAACTTAGCATACTCATTGCGCTTTGCTACAAGCTTTCCGGGGATTGTAGAAGAATCCTTAGGATCAATTTCTTTTTCTTGTGAAGTAAAGAAAGAACGAACTTTGTCGAATATCTGCGTGATGGGCTTGCGACGTTCGTCCATATTCTTGAGAGTAGTATTTACTTTTTTCAAGAAGTCAGCTGCAGCCTGATCTATCGTTTCATTCATACCTTCTCCCTCGATTGTATCAAGGAGAGCCTGCCCTGCTTCATTACATTTTTTTACGGAGAGAGTATTCCTTCCCATAATTTCGGGAAATGATGAAAAAATGTTTTTTACTTCGTCTATTTTGATTAATTCTGTTGGCATAATTATTTTCTTAAATTGGTTAATAAATACTTAGAAGCCTCCGTTTTCATCATCCTCGGATACTGCTACTTGCACAGGTTCCGGGGCTTCTAGTTGCTTTTCTTCTCCGAAAGGAATCTTGGTATCATCTACGGAGGGTGCGGATTGAATAGGCTCATTTACCTTTTCTTCATCTACTAGCCCGTAATCAATAACAGGTTCTTCCTGTTGTGTCTCCATAGATGTATAATTGCCCGTTCGCACTTTTGGATATGCATCAAAAGCATGTTTAATCATTTTGTTTTCAAGGAATCCGGTATCAATAAATCCACCGTTAGAGGTATACAGGGAGTTTGCAGTTCCCTTGTTTTGCTTTGCAGAAAAGGTTGATAGACGCTTCCAATCAGATTCCATCATCCAAGAATAATCAACTGCCCCATCATTGCGTACAATGCGGATAAATACGGCAACCGGCTTATCTGATTTTCTCGGGAAAGCTCCTTCGTACTCTATAGATTTAGCACCATTTACTCCGATAATAGGGCGGAATTTGTCACCTTCAAATACTACTACAGGATTATCTACATAGCGGACCTGTCCGGCGCGTTGTCGCATATATACTTCACCGTAGGCAGAAACAGTAAGTCCTGCTCGCTTTTCCCACATATCACCGCTAGGAGTCTTTACCTTAACGTTACGGGGAATTAAATAACACTGTGGCCTGCCTGATTGGTCAAGTGAAAGACCATTCACCGCCATATCAAGAAAACAACCAAAGAGGGACAGTTTTGTACATTCCTGTAAAGCTGGCGTTTCAGTCAATAATTTATTGAAATGAAACTTCTCGCGGTTATAAATCTGTTCACCCATTTCTGTGCCCCAAATAGCGTTATACATGCCGACAAACTTCTGTTCAACTTTCTCATTTTCGACAATTTTCGTTGCTGGAAGTGCGTTAAGCTCCTCCACTTTGATTTGAATACTATTACTCATAATTATTTAATTATTAATGATTTAATCTCCTTGATATACTCCACGCCTATACTCTTCCATTAGGAGTATATCTTCAGCCGTAGGTTCTTTTCTGATATCTGTTTTTGATGAACTACATTTGATGGGAGAAGGACTGTAATTTTTAATAGCGCTTTCTCTTTCATCCAACTGCTTTCCTATCTTATCCTGTAATTCCTTTAATAAGGAAGATCCTTGTTTAACTTGTGTCATACAGCTGTCTGCATTAATTGTTTGATGATATTGTCCGGAACTTTATTATGCAAATCCATCATTGCGCTAGCTGTTTCCAGTTCTGACCGCTTCACATAATATTTTCCTCTTTCCTTATTATTTGCCGGATAAAACTTAATCCAGGCTTTTTCGCGCCATTCTGTAATCAGGCGTTTTCCGTATATATCTTCCGCTTGTGATATAGTTACTACTTCGGGAAGTAGCCCTAACATCGTCAACGTTTGAACAGTTCCGATCTTAATACATCGTGCGACCATCATTTCGAAGCAATTTTCCATAATCTCTAATTAGGCTGTTTCTTTGTTTTACTTTTGAATGGTGTTGAGCTTTTGATTACTGAAACACATCTGCATCTCTATGCTATGCTGCCTGATTAATATTGATTAGAGTTCATATACTTCTTCAATCCTATTTCTTCGTATTCTTGCCCGCCGACTCCGGTTAAGGTCGTTGTTGCAGTCAAATGCAATCTGAAAAGCAATAATTCCAAGAAATGAGAGAGCGATTAGCGATTTTTGCAATTGCTTGAAGTCAATATTTAGAGCAAACACTCTATTTATCCACCAAGCGCCAAGTTCGTTCAGTTTGCTGGTTCCTGTCTTTTTATAAGCCTTGTCGAGCAGGACATTTACCGTACCATAGGCAGTACCTAATCTGTCGGCAATCTCTTTCTTTGCTAGGCCACAGGCAGCCAATCCTGCTATTTGATTTTCCCTCTTGGTTAAGGTAGAATCAGCTTGCAGATCCATGATGCAAAATCTCTAATTCGGCTGCCGCTCTGGAAACTCCTTTTGTAGCTTCGAGGGCTTCATTAGCCATTCTTACAGCGACATTCAGTACTTTTGCTTTGAAAGTTGAGCGAGCAGAAGCAGGCTTATTGTTTAGGATATTGTGCACTGTACCCTGTGAACATCCGACTTCCTTTGCTATCTGCTTTTCGTATCCGTAAGGCAGATTAGCTTTGATAGTTTCTAATTGATTTTCCATATACATTATTATATTTATAGTTTCTAGTTCCCGGAAAGGCGATCAAACCCGTCCGGGATTATATAGCTTATTCTTTAACTTCTTCACAAGTTTCTCCGAGCCAAGCAACACATTCTGTTGTACCCCTAGTAAAGTCTACCGCCTTATTTAGAGGATTGAATTTACCTTCAACTATATCTCCTTCTTTTACTCCTGCTTCCTTTTTTAGCTCCCATAAAAGCCATTCGTTACCAGTTGAACCGGTTACATTCTTGATTCTCACTTTCATGACTTAATCCTCCATTTCTTCATTATCGTTATCTTCTACTTGCAAGGCTTCAAGCATTTCGTTATCAAGTTTAGAAAGGTCGAGTCTTACTTCTTCACCGGAGTGGTAACTTGAAACTACTAGAATACAGGAATATCCGTTCTCATTGTATTCGAAATCGAAACGTTTACTTCCGCCTAGGATGCGCATTACTTCATTTAGATTCTTCATTGCGATCTTGTTTTTTAGGGTTAGAAATCAGCTTTAAGTTTTAGCATCCGGAGAACTTCCTTGAGTTCACTATCGGTATAATTCCTGGCAATCTCAATACTTACACAATTATAGTCAGCAGCAATTTGGATAGCTCGCTCTTTACTGACTTTGTAGATTTTCTGTTTCATATCTTATCTGATTTAGAGTAAATAATCTATTTTGTTAACTTTATTGCCCTTTTATTTTGGCGTTATCATTGTTTTGCGTTAACTTTATAGTGCAAATATAGAATTAAAATCTACACATGTAGATATTTGCATAGAGAAATAATCTATATATTAAGAAAATTTAGGATTTAATGAAAGAAACAGTTAGAGATAGGCTACTCCAATTCATAAACGAATTAGGCATAAGCACAAGAATGTTCGAGCAGAATTGTGGTTTAAGCAATGGATTTGTCCGAAACACAGGAGACTCTATAAGACGGAATAATTTAGAGAAAATATCTACAATCTACCCGGATTTGAATACAACCTGGCTATTGACTGGAGACGGAAATAAACTAAATTCTTCTGCGAAATCTATCACTTCTATTTCCTCTGAAATGCCTGCACCAAGTAAACAATCATCCAAAGGAATACCTTATTTTGACGTTGATGTTACTATGGGATATGATGAACTTCCCAACGATCAGACTAATATTCCTAATTACTATTTGCATATACCTGCATTTCAGAATTGTGATTGTGCGGTACCAGCTTATGGACGTTCTATGATTCCAGACATAAATGATGGTTCTATTATAGCTATTAAGGAAGTCAGTTTAGATAGTGTTCTTCCTGGAGAGGCATACCTTATTATAACAGACGAATACAGAACTGTGAAATATATCCGTAACTGCAAGGACAATCCTAATAAATGGCGTTTAGTTCCAAAGAACTTGGAAGAATTTGACGAGATGATAATAGACAAGACTAAAGTTCTTCGAGTATTCCTTGTAAAAGGGGTCATAACAAATAAAATTCTATAGTATTACAAACATAAAATTAGCCATGGATAAGAATTATAATAAATCAATAAAATTACATTGCATAACTTGTGGTGACGACTCTTCATTTGAATGCAATGATAATAAAAGTTATATCAAATGTACCAAATGTAATCGTGAATATTTTGGTGGCTATGATGAACTAGTAGAACTCAATCAAGCTTATATCACCCAAGAAATAGATACTATTAAAGAGGAAATAACATCTGATATACGGAATCAACTCATTTCTATATTCAAAAGAAAGTGATTACTTTTTATTTAAAAGCTTAGCTATCTCTTTTTCAAGATTATTTAAACGATTGATATTTTTTAGATTAATAAACACTGATCCAATGGAAATGGAAACAGAAAATATGCAAATTAAAATATTCATAATATTAAGTTTTATATAAAATATAATCAAGATGGAAATTTCAGATTGGATTTCATTAGGCAGTTTTATAATTGCAGCATTAGCACTTATTTATTCTTGGTATACAGGTAGGAAAATCCATAAATTGGATTTGATTATAAAGAAAAAAGAAATAGAAAAAAGAAGAACAGAAGAAGAAGAAAGTCAAAAAGCTTCTATTGAGTGCAATGTTATTAAAACCAGCAAAGGAGAAATGAATATTTTAAAAATTTACAACAAAGGACAAGCGAAGGCATATAATGTAAATTTTGCAATTCTTGATGATCCTGAGGAGAACATATCATTAAATATGCCAGACAATTATTTACCTTATCCAATACTCCTTCCCCAACAATCTTTTGAAGTGCGATACATATTGTTTCGAAGAAGGCCACATTTTACAATAAAAATAGAATGGGATGATGATTTTAAAAAAGGGAGAAATCAAACTCAAATAATTGATCTATAATTTAGCAACTATGGAACAAGATATACGTTGGTTACAAAGATATGATAGTTATTGCAAGGCATGCAAAAGAGTATTACTGGTTACGGAATCCGAAAGAAAACCCTATGAGTTAACCGAACTGGAAATGGAAGGTCTTGTACAAAGATTTGAATATACTTTCGAGTTGGCTTGGAAAGTTTTGCAGGATTTCTTAGAGTATAAAGGATATAAGGATATAACAGGTCCAAATCCTGTATTACAGAAATCATTTGAAGATGGTTTAATATCAGATCATGATGCTTGGCGTAGAATGTCGAAGGCTAGAAATATAACATCGCATACATACAATGATGGCAAAGCAAGTGAGATAGTCGAAAAGATTTACACTGAGTATTCTATACTGCTAAAACAATTAGCTGTTCGGCTTGGTTATGAAAGAAGTGAAATCACAGGATTATTCGCATAA